CTCATGAACGCCACCCCAGGCATGTCACGCCACGAAGCGGTGACCATGTCAGCCGTCGTCATGGCGGCCACGTTCCCCGAGCTGGCCGCGCTCGTCGCAGAACAGGCCCACGACCGCGCCGTCAAGCGCCACTACGGCGGCCCCGTGGCGGCCGTCGCACAGTTCGCCGCGGAACTACGCGCACAAGCCCAGGAAGCGTCACCATGACCGACCGGAAGGGAACCTTCACCACGCTCCGTGCCGAACTGGCGCCGCTGGAGTGGTCCGAGATCGTGAACATGGTCTCGGACTACGCACGCACCCAGGGCATCCGCTGGGACGACGCCGCGCGCCAGCTCGCGACCGCAGCCCGCAACACCGAAACACCCTGACGACCATGACCGACCACACGCACGACCTGCCCCCCCTCTGGGACGGGCAGGCCGTGCAGTGGTCGGCATGGACCGACGAAGGCGGCATAGCCGGCCGCACCACGCTCGTGTTCCACGTCCCCGCCGACCACTGGGCATGCACCGGCTGCGGATGGATCCGAGACACCGAACTACGCGCCGTCGGAACCCTCATGCCCGACCGCGTCAACCCCGACAAATTCCCGCACATACGCCTGATCGTGCGCCGCTGCCCCGGCTGCCGGCTCGACCAGGTCACCGACATCAGCACCGGCGAAGTCTGGGACCTCGATGACACCGACTACGGCGACACCGGGTCATGGCTCGACGACATGCCCGTGCAGGACACTCTGTTCTGACGTGCCGCCCGCCGGACGTGACACGAGCCCCTGGTCAGGCGTAGAGTTATGCATGTCAGAACACATGTGAGGGAGACACCATGACACAACCAACCCCCGCCATCCTGCGCGGCGCCGAAGAGGTGCGCTCGCTCTATCTCGCAGACCAGACACAGCCCGTGTCCTACTTCGTCGAGACCGTACAGACCGCCGTCGCCGGCGCGCTCGACACCGCCGAGATAGCCGCAACGCTGGCCGCCCATCAGCGCGTGGTCGGCCCCCACGGGCTCACGAGTCGCTGCACCTGCGGCGCCGACATCGGGCCTGTCGGAAGCCTCTCGACCCACCAGGCACAGGCCCTGTTGGTGAGCATCGTGGGCGAAGAGTGACCCCCGAACAGGCCACCATCGGGCGCGGTGTCGTCTACCGGGCACACCCCGAAGCGCGCGCGGAAGACGGACAGATCGTGTCCCTGCACGCGCTCGACGCCGGGATGGTCCACGTTCTCTACCGGGGCGACAGCACCGCGAAGGCCACCCGGCTCGTCGACCTAGAACCCGTCGACATCACGCAGACCTCGTGCGCCGACTGCGGCAGCTCCGGCCCCGTCGTCGAGCGACACGGCAAGAGCGTCTGCGACTGGTGCTCACATCGGTACTGGCCCACCACGGACGCCGAAAAAGCAGCACGGGGCGCCTCGTGACCGACGACCAGTTCCAGATGCTCTACTGCGACACCGCCACGTGCCGCGTCAACACGTTCGAGCGTGGCAACGGCCACGACGCCGGCCGCTGCCCCGGGTGCAACACCCCGGGGCAGCCCGTCGATCAGCTTCCCCCCACCATCTACTGAGAGGCCACAATGCCGTTCTCCGCCAAGCAAAACCGCGTCTGGGCAGCCAAGCACGTCACCGCTGCCCGACCGCGCCTCATCCTCGACATCGGCCCCGGGGAAGGCACCTACGCCGACCTGCTGCGCCCACACCTGCCGCACACCGCATTCCACGGCATCGAGGCGTGGGCGCCGTACGTCGACCGGTTCAAGCTGCTCTCGAAGTACGACGCCATCACCATCGGTGACATCCGCGAGTTCGAGTTCCCGCGTGGTGACTACACCGTCATCATGGGCGACGTCCTCGAACACATGCCCGAGGAAGACGGCCGGCAGGTCATCGCGACGATCAAGGCGAACGCCAAGCACCTCCTGTTGTCCGTGCCAGTGCTGCACAAGGAACAGGGGGCCACGTTCGGCAACCCGTTCGAGCGGCACGTACGCCACTGGAACGCCGACGAGCTGCGCAAGCTCATGGGTCCCTGCCCATCCGCGATCGGATCAGTGCTCGCGCGGTTCTGGTGGACACGGTGAGCAGAGCCATCGAACGGGCAGCGCTCGCGATCTTCAACAACCGGAAACAGTCCGGCGGAGCAGTGCGCGCGCGGGGGGATGCCCGCGCCGGCCTCGAAGAGGCCCTGAACGTCGACGAGATCAGCACCATCATCAACGAATCGCTCATGGGCTACGCACCCGGCACTACCGACAACGTCCGCAACGGCACCTGGAACGCACGAGACGACGAGATCGACACCGACGCCATCGCGCGCGAGCTGCGCGCCCGACTACTGGGAGAGGAACACACATGACCCAGACCATCCACCCGCCGGCGCCGCGCCCCTGCGCGTCGTGCCCCTACCGCCGCGACGTTCCGTCCGGCGTCTGGCACCCCGATGAGTACGCGAAGCTGCCCGACTACGACGAGCCCACCCCATACCAGCCGACCGGGGTGTTCCTCTGCCACCAGGTGAACGGGCGAGCGTGCGCCGGCTGGGCAGGCTGCCACGACATGACGCACAGCCTGGCGCTGCGCCTCGCGATCTCCACCGGCGACATCACGCCCGATGACGGTGACGAGATCAACGCGTACACCACCGACGTCGAGCTGTTCGCTTCGGGCCGCGAGGCCGCCGAACACGGCATGCGCGACGTCGAGCACCCCACCCCCGACGCCGTCCGCACGCTGCACAAGATCACGCGCCGGCGCGCCACCACCACACACCCCATCGGAGACCCCACGTGATCGACGTACATGGCGCTGCTGTCGCCATCCACGACGCCAACCTGACCGGCGGGAAGACCGCGGCCATCCGGGCGGTGACGAAGGTTCTGGCGGATTGCTGGGACGACTGCGCCGCCGTCGTCGCGCCGAACGGCCGCGGGATCGACAACCCGAACCCGTACCGGCTTGCGCTCGAACTGGCGCCCGACAGCCCACACGCGCCGGCCGTCGAGTTCGTCGACGAGCCGGAAGCCAAGTCGGAACCGGAGCTGGAAACGCGCCTGCGGCACCTGTTCATCACCACTGGCGACGACGAAGAGCTAGCCGCCATGCAGATCGTCGTCAAGGTGCTCGACGGGCTCGACAAGCGCACACAGAACCGGATCATCACCTACTTCAGCGAGCGCGTGGCGTGACACCCTGCGCTCGATGTGGCACCACCGGCCGGCTGCTCGACGCTGCCAGCGGGTGGTGCCAGATCTGTCTGCACGGGCCTATCGGCCTTCAGCCCCATATCAACTACTGGTCAGTAAGCCTTCCGGATTCCGGAATCCCGAATCACGAACAGGAGAACGGCATGCATCGAGTCCTACGGTGGGACGTCCCCGTCGACGACGCCTGGCACGAGATCGGCGCCGGCGGCGTCGTGCACGTCGCAGCCCGAGCACACCGCGAGCGCCCCGGGGATCTCGTCGAAGTGTGGACCCTCGAAGAGATGCCCGACACCAGCATCGAGATGCTGCCGAAGCGCTCCGTGAGCGTTTTCGGCACCGGGCACCAGTTGCCCGACGGCGTCTATCACATCGGAACGGCCGTCGTGCCATCTCTGCACATCATCCCGTCAGCACTGATGAGCCGCCCCGACCTGATTGAGTCCCGATCCGGTCTGGTATGGCACGTCTTCGCGAAGCACGACCCGGAGGCAGAGCGCCAGGCGCTCGCGGAGGAAGGCCGGCGCCTCGCGTCCGTCCGTGAAGACCTCATCGCGCAGGGTGTCGACCCCAGCGAGCTGCCCGTACCGCTGCACCCGGACCCACTGCCATCCACGGCCCCGTGCTCCCTACCGCCCAGCGAACGGACGGAACACCACCTGCAACAGGTCCACGACGAAGCGACGAGCCTCGCGTACTGGCTCGCGAACGAGCTGGGCGAGCACGTCGACAACCAGAACGGAGAGAGCCTGACGGACACCGTCCGGCGCCTGGTGGCCAACCGGCTCGCGGACGCGCACCGACGCGCCACCAGTGGCGGCCCACACATAGGCGGGTTCCAGCGCGGCCACATCGTCACCATCGGGACCAACGGTGACCAGCACGAGGGACAGACCGGCGTCGTTGCGACGCTCGACCATGACCACGGATGGCGGCTGTGGGTCCGGGTCGGCGTCGACGTGCACGACCAGCACGCACCCGCGCTCTACCTGAGCCCCGACGACATCGACATGTTGGAGATCTCGTGAGGCTCCGAACCATCTGGACCCTGCCGGCCATGAGCCTCCGCGAGCGCCTGCGACGCACCGCCGACTGGTGTGACTCGACGATCGCGTACCACCTGCCGAAGCGCGTGAAGTATTGGGCCATGATCCACGTGGGCGCGCACGTCACCACGCAAGTCGACCCGAACCTGATCGTGCCCGAAGTGACGTTCATGGAAGTCGTGCAGCTCGCGGAAGGGCACCCCAGATCATGAGCATTTTCGACGGACCGCCCGACTTCGCGACCATGAAAGATCGGGCCATCAAGCGCGCCATGCGCGAAGGCGCGGCCGTGCACATCGATATCCTGGCGGAGCAGACGCGCACCATCATCCCCGCCGACAAGCTCTTCACCAGAGACGACGTCATCGCGCTACTCGAAGGCATGGCGCAGGGGATGCGGGGTGACACATGAGGCTCTTCCACGGCGGCGTTCCTGGGCTGCGGCCCGGTGACATGCTCGAACCCGGGCACGGACGCAAGACGCACGACGGGTGCCCCTGGTGCGCCGCCCGTGCGGCCGGCCTCGCCGGTCCCGCCGGCATCGACCCGCCGGCCGTGCACGAGGCCGTCTACATGACGCCGCACCGGCTCTACGCCGCGCACCACGCGTCGCTGTGGGGGCGCGGTGACCTGTACCAGGTCGAGCCCGTCGGAGAGCTGGTGCGCTCGACCGAAGACAGCATTGAGACGTGGTGCGCACCGCTCGCCGTCGTGCTCGTCGCCGTCGAGCGCGCCGTATCGCTCACCATGAGCGAGCGCCGGCGGCTGCGACGGCACTGGGGAGCGGCCGACCGACTGATGTGGGGTGACCGCTGATGGGCGCGTTCCTCGACGCCGTCGACTGGCCTAGCGCCATGACCAACGCGCTGCTCATCGCCATCCTGGTCGAGCTGGTGCAGATCAACGGGAAGGTAGGCCGCAAATGAACCCCGCCGAAGCGCTCGCACACCTGACACGGGCCATGTTCCAGGGAGCCCCACCGCGCCCGCAGGGTGTCAGGGTCAGGATCGGTGACCAGTTCATCGAGCCCGTCGCGCTCACCTACACGGGGCAGAACCCCCTGGGCAATCACGAGTGGTTGGCCACATTCGACGTCGACGGCGACGACGTCGACGGCCTGCACGTCGACGTGCTGCCAGGCCGCACGTCCGTCGCGCTCGCGTTCCCGATCAACCCGGAGGACAGCCCATGAACATCGAGGCCGACTGCCACCTGCGCATCAACGAGGTGACCGACTGCGGGTGCGTCGTCACGGCCATCGTGCGCACCGACACCGCGGTGCCCGTGCGACTCGACGCACGCCCGGTGTTCGAGACGCTGACGGACCGGCTGGGCGACCCATACGAATCGCTGGCGCACTACGCCGTCGACCTCCGCATCGGGGACAAGGCCGCTGCCGACGTCGTGCCGGCCAACAGCAGCGTCGAGCTGTGGGTACCGCAGCGCACCGACAACACCGCGTGCGAGCTACCCACCCCGGGATACGCGTACCTCGTGCTGCGGCACCTCGTCGACGGCGTCAAGGCCATGCCCTGGCAGCCATGCCCGGAGCACGAGGCGCCCGACGACCGCCGACCAGGCGACATCCTCGCCGTCATCTCTGCCGACGCCCCAGGAATCCGACCGGAGTACACCTTCAATGCCCCCAAGCCCTGATGCCCCCACCACCCCCTACAACGGCTGCCCGTTCTGCCAGATCGCCGCCGGGTGGCTCACCGCCGAAGTCATCTGCTCATGGATGGGCACGACGATGCCCGCGCTCGCGATCCGCCCCCTGCGCCCCGTCACACCGGGCCACATGCTCGTGATCCCCATGGCGCACGTCCCCGACTTCACCACCCGCCCCGATCTGTCCGCCGGCCTCATGGCCCACGCAGCAGACCTCGCGGACGCCGTCGGCGGCGACATGAACATCATCAGCAGCAAGGGGCCAGCGGCCACACAGACCGTGTTCCACCTGCACCTACACCTGGTGCCGCGCACGGCCGGCGACTGCCTCGCGCTCCCATGGACCAACCAGGAAGGCACCCCATGACCCGCGTGTTCTACGACACGGAGTTCATCGAGACCGGCACCACCATCGACCTCATCAGCATCGGCATGGTGACCGAAGACGGGCGCGAGTATTACGCCGTCAACGGGGACCTCGACGACACCACGAACCATGACCCGGACCTGCGCGGCGGGTACATCGGCAAGACGCCATGGGATCGCATCATGGCGGAACCATGGCTGGTGAAGAACGTGGTGCCGTCGCTGCCGCTGCGGGACCGGAAACAGCTCGACCGGCACCTGAACGGCGTGCCGCTGTTCGCGCCGCGCCCGGTGCTCGACTTCGTCCGCCTGGACCACACGCACACGAGCGTGAAGCCCCGCCAGGTGATCGCGAACGAGGTGCGCGACTTCCTGCGCGCCGCCGGCGACGACGTCGAGCTGTGGGCCTGGTACGGGGCCTATGACCACGTCGCGCTGTGCTGGTTGTGGGGCCGCATGATCGAGCTGCCCGACGGCGTGCCGATGTGGACCAACGATCTCCGCCAGGAACGTCACCGGCTGGGCAACCCGGAGATGCCGACGCAAGCGGCCGGCGAGCACAACGCGCTGGAAGACGCGCGGCACAACCTGGCGATGGCGCGGTTCCTCGACGAGATCGCGGAGCGCGCCGCGGGTGATGGGCCGGTGCGGCTCGTGCGAGCCGGATGGGAAGTCGAGCTGGACACCCACGTGGAGCGGCCACCGCACGTCACGTTCAGGCGGTTTGGCGTGACTGTCGTCAACGGGTACGTCCATCCCGATGCGACGCTGTCGGACTTCAAGCGGGCACCGGACGAGCCATGGCAGCGCCCATGACGGCGAAGACGACGGTGCGCTACCGCCCGGACGATTCGCCGTGGGAAGGCCGCGGATGGGAGCACCACTGCAACCGACGTGGGTGCACGAACGTGCTGACGGCGTGGACGTGGCACCTGTCATGGTGGGGTGCGATGGGCATGGCGTGGGCTCACCTGCGGGACCATCACGCCGGTGCGTAGGAACCCGGGGTGTTTGCGGTGCGGTCGCGACAGGCGTATAGTTACGCATGTCAGGACGACACCGACCGGAAGGATCACCATGGCCCCGAAGAAGAACCCCGAAGAGGAACTGAAGGACGCCGCCGCACGGCGCGAGATCGACCGCCCGGAACGCACCCGCTGCGAGTCCTGCGACATCGACTTCGGCACACCGCTCGCGCTGCTGCGGCACGCCAAGACAGCGCACTAGCCACAACGCACACGGCCCCCCGACCCTGATGGGTCGGGGGGCCTTCACACGAGACAGGACACCTCCCCGGGAGGCGCGAGAGGGATACACCGAGACCTCATCGCTTCAGCTTGTCAGAACCTTCCCCCGGGGAAGTGCGCCTAGGTCAAGGGTACGGACCCATGACACACCAGGTCAACGCAGGCAGAACATCCGTTCAGACCGACTCATCTGGTGGCGAATCACCTGATGGCGAGTCATCCGACCCCTGCGTCAGCACGCGCTGCGCCTCCCAGGTCTTGACGCCGGCACCAGGCCGCAACAGCGGGGAAGCCTCTAGGCGGTCGAACAGATCCTGAAACAGTGCGTCCGACCCGTCACCCATGAACTCACCCCCGCCCCACATGTCCACCGTGACAGTCACGGTCACGGCCGGATCCTCGCTACCGGACTCGATGGCCTCACTATGGAATACGGCCACATAAACCGGGTTGTCATTCTCATTCATTGAAGGTTCCGCGAATGGCATTAGCAATCCTTTCTATGGTGCTGTCACACCATACGTTCCACCAATTGTCAGAACCGCGCCGTTCACCCAACCCTGGGCACTAAGCACACCAGCAGCGGTCAGGAAGTACCGGGCGACATACGCAGCGCTCGGAGTGCCCTGCCCCATTTCCGTGATCCCAGCGGGGAAGAACGTGAACCCGGATGGAAGCGTGCCAAACGTAGTCGTACCACTAAGGCCGGCCGTGTTCGCTCGACCACGCAGCATGACCACCGGCCCGAAGCGCCTCGCCTGCGGAGTGTTCGCACCACCCAACGGCGTGACACCAGCTTGCCAAATGACGATGTCCTGCCACCCGGTGTCGAACCCACCAGGCGTGTCCTGCCAGATCGACGCCGACACCGGATCACGCAACGCAGCTCGTTCCAGGAACGCGATGCGGCGTTGGTAATCGGCCAGGATGCGCGCGATGTCGTAGTCACGTTGAACGGTGTTCACGCCCATCAGCAGTCCACGCAATCACTCGGCTCCGACGACAGCATGTTGCCGGGGAAGCTGTCCACGATGATCTGCACCGTGACCTGTTCGGCGCCTTCCTGCCCGACGGCGAGCGATACGCGCCCGATGCTGGGGATGTGCGTGCCCGAGTCCGGCATATCGGGGCCACCGTCGAACTTCCAGTTCGGGGAATCGACGTCGACGTTCACGTTCCGGCCTGGCACGAGATCGTCGATGGTCAGCGTGGGCGAGCCGGCCGCCGTGCCGTAGTCCAGCCCGGTGAAGTTGAACTGGAGATTGAGCGCCGCGAACATGTGGTCGGCCTGATACCCGGACGCGTGCTGCCCCAGAGTGATCAGGTTGCTGACCCCCTGGAACGCCGGCGCGGCGTCGTAGCGCGGCTCGAACGGAACCGGCGAATCCGCCGTTGAGATCCGCGGCGTTCCGTCGTCCTCCGGGTCACCGAACGCGTCGATCTGGTTGGCCAGAGCGTTGCTGTCCAGGTTCAGTGTGAAATCGGTCAGGTGGTCCCACGTGATGAACGGCGCCGGCGACGGCTGCGACAGCTCATCGAAGAACGTTATATCGCTCCACCAGTTATCCGTGAGCCCCACAATCGGTGTTGCACTCCGGAAGTGCGTCAACTCGTACACAGGTCCGTCCTCGACGCCCACAAGCTGCCGGATCAGTTCACCGATGACCGGCCGGTCGACAGCCAGATAGGTCCGATCCCGGTTGAACGCGCTGAGAGCGAACCCACCGGACAGCGGGATGCCCAACGACGGCGAAGGGTCCACACTTCCACCGTCGAAATTCTCCCCGCGCGCGTACAGCACGAGGTTCGCACCGATAGATGTCTGGCTGTCCCCGGTGAATACCAGGTCCGACCGGATCAGCCGGTAGTCGAGGTACTTCTGCATCTCGGCGAACCCCAGCGTGACCGTGCCGTCGCTGTTGCCCTGGAACGTCTCGACGAACCCCCCGAACATGTGCACCGGGTTGTTCGGTGTCGCGGCGCCCCCAGCGACCCGTGAGAAAAAGATGCCCGTGGTGCCCGGAAGCATGTCGTTCGCCGAAACGTACCCGCCATCGGCAATGATGCCGGTGCTGTTGCCCATCCGGTTGAACGTGATACTGCCGCGCCCAGCTTCCATCAACGCCGTCTCGAACTCGAACGACACGGGCACGATGGCGTGCGTGATCGCACCCGTGAGCAAGTCGGTCAGCTCGACCCGCCAGTTCGGCGCACACTCGCAGACCTGAACCATCAGCCACTCACCACAGCGTTTTCCCACCGGATGTTCACGAACCCGGTGTCGGCCGGATCGCCGGTCTGCACCGTGACTTCATGCACCCCAGGTTCAAGGCATGAGGTGAAGTCGCCTTCCAGGTTCTGCGTCACGTCGACGAACCCGTCAGCAGCTCGACCCCACCGCGTGTCGATCTCTACCACGGTCCCGACCGGCACGTCTTCGGTGTAGGTGAACTCGTGACCCCCGTACGTGACGACGATGGGCGCCGTCAGCTCTGGGAACAGCGTGATCACCGGGCAGGCGCAAAGCGTGCCGACGATCTCGACGGTTTCCGGCGCCGTTGCCGTAGCTCCCTCGTTCAGCCACGCCTGCGCCAAATCGATCCTGTAGCCCGGTGTCCCCGGGATCCCAGTCCAGATCAGCCGGAACTGCACGAACTCTGCGAGCGCCGGTGCAACGATGTTCTCCTGCATGAACCGCTGCCAGTCAGCAGACACCACCTGGCCAGCGCCGTTGTGGCTGCTGATGTTCGCGCCAGCCGCGTCGTACCAAGTCCAGTCCACCCGGGTCTGCGGGATGCCACCCGCAGGATCCTTCCGTGCCCACCAGGCGATACTCAGGATGTCGCCCGGGTCGACCGGAACCGCGCCCGTTCCCGACGGCGAAAGCGCCATCGCCATAGGCGATGAGACCGGCAGCGTCTCCACCAGCCGCGAGAAATACGGGCCACCGTCTCCACCTAGCGGACCGCCGGTCAGTGGGTATGAGTCCGAGACGGTAGCGCCTTGCTCCGTCATCGTCAGGCCGTCTAGTTCAGGGTCAGGCAGCATGTTCTGTTCGTCGGCGTCGAGCGTCTGCACGTGGTCGCTGTCCCAAACAAAGTCCGGGCCTAGCGCGTCCAGGAGGATTAGTCGCGCGTCAGCGGCGTCGAACCGGAGCGTCACCCGCGCCACACCACGGTTCGACCGCTCCCACACCACATCAGCGACCCGTGGGCGCCCGTGCACCAGGTATGGCCCGTTGTAGACCTTTTCCTCTTGGGTGGCGTCGGGGTTGTGGCAGTCGGTGAAGAGCACGAGCGTTGCGCCAGAGCAGTTCCGAGACCATTCCTGCGTCAGTCGCGAGACCTTCTGACGTGCGCTCATCTCCGTCGAGCACCCCGGGCACCCGTCGTTCTGCACGAGCACCTGCAACGTGATCTGCCGCGGCTCGTAGTAGTCCGCGAACTGCACGACACCGTCGCGCTGCGCGAACGCGACGTCACCGTTACGCACCGCAGGAACGCCAAGCCCCGCAGGCGGTAGCAGCAGTGACCCCACGGGAACGGTCGGCAGGAACGGCAGCACCTGGTCCCCGCCTTCCAGGCTGATGCCCTGTTCCTGCACCTGTAGGCCGCCGGCCGTGCTGTAGCCGTCCTTGTACAGCACGACGCCCCACGCACCGCTGTTCGCGCTCATCTCGCTACTCCGTCCACGACTTCGGTACGCGCCTGCGTCGCATACCGGATATTCCAGGTGATTTCATTGAGCCGGCCGCCGGACGTTGTCGGCCCGTTGAAGATCTGGTTGACGGTCACCCCGTTGTCTCCCACCCCCGCGCCCTGTACGCCCGTCCTAGCCGCCGTAGCGGGCGCCACGAGCGGCTGTAGAGCCCGGGTCATCGCGTTCGCCGGAGCGTTCACGTTCGCGAGGATGCCGTCTGCGACGAGCTGCGCGATCTGCCGGCCGGAGTTCTCCGGGTTGCCCGTGCCCGACAGGGGACCGACCTTCGCCGGCGAGAACGGCAGGTAGTCACGGATCGTGCCGGCCAGGTTGCTCGCCGCCCCAGCAAGGGAACCGATCATGGCCTGTATGCCGTTGATGAGGCCCTGCACGACGTTCCGGCCGGCCTGATAGAGCAACTGCCCCAGGTCGCCGATGGCACGCCCGATACGCGCCGGCAGGTCACGGAAGAACCCGACGACGTTGTCCAGGCCGGCACGTGCCGTAGAGGCCACGGTCCGCACGCCGAGAGAGAACAGGCTCTGCGCCACCGACCACAGCCCGCGCACGGTCGCGATGGCCCGGTCACGCATCGCGAGGAACCGCCCGATCAGGCGAGCAACCCACGAGATGACGCCCGTGATGATCCGCGCCTGAAAGTTCGTGAACGACGTCAGCACGCCGTTCCACCAGTTCCGTACCGCGGCGATGACCTCCGCACCACCGTTGCGGAAGTAGTTCTGTATCGTCCGCCACAGGAAGCGCACGATGCCCGTCAGGATGGTGACGACGCCGTCGGCCACCTGCGTCAGCCCGTCCCACGCCTGTTCCCAATCGCCGGTGAACACCCCCGTCAGGAACGTGATCAGGCCACCCAAGATGTCGAACACGCCGCCGAGCACGTCGACGACGAGCGTGATGGCGTTGACCACCTGGGCACCGAAGATCTCCAGGAAGATCCCGATGAGCGGCTGTAGCAGCGTGACGAGCCCGGTGATTGCCGGCGAGAGGTTCTGCGAGAACAGTCGCCCGATCTCCGCGAGCGCCGGCCCCAGCGCGCCCAGGATCAGCGTGACCAGCGGGGCCAGTAGCCCGATGAGCTGCGCGACGACGCCCAGCACGACACCGATGACCGGCGCGAGCCCCTGCACCGCGGTGGACAGGTTCACGGCAAGAGCGGTGATCACGGGTTCGAGCGCGGTACGGAGCTGCGTGACGATGGGGATGAGCACGGACAGCAGCGAAGCGATTCCGGTGAAGATCGGGCCGGCCACGGCGCCCAGGATGCTGACGGTCTCGCCTACCTGCGTGATCAGGTCGTAGAACTGCTGTAGGCCGGCCTGCGCGCTCGCGGTCTGTAGGAACGCCGCGAGCTGCCCCGTAGCGGCCTCGAACGACGCCAGTAGGCTCGCGCCTTCATCCGCGCCGGCGCCCAGCACGCTGATCAGGATGGACCCCAGGTTCGTGACGATGCCGATGAGGGAACCCATGGTCGACATGGCCATGTCGAGCGCGTCAGCGAGCGCCCCCGACTGCACCACGCCTTCCGCCCAGCCGGCGAACCCGTCGGTCACGGCGCTGATGGACTCCGCGAGCTGCGTCGCCGAACCAATCGACCCCTCGAACAGGGTGAGCAGCCCGGCACCGATGTTGCCGAACGCCGGCAGGATCGCCGCAAGGGTGTCGTTCAGACCGGCCATGATGGTATTGATCTGCCCCGCGCCACCCCCAGCCACGATGAACTGCGAGAACGCCTGCGCCGCGTCGTTCAGGATCGCCGCCGTGCCGGACAGGTTCGTCGTCAGGTTCGGCAGGATCGAGTCCGACAGGGCTGACAGCTCGCCCGCCAGGCCGCGGAACAGTTCCTGCTGCACGGAGTTCTGGAACGCCGACCACGCCGGCGTCAGCTCACCGACGACACCGACGACGTTCCGCGCGGCAGGCGCGAGCCCATCCATGGCCGCCGTGAGCTGCTGTTGCGTCGACTCCGCAATCTCGCCCGTAGCCGCCAGCTCTGCCTGCGCGGCAGCCTGCGCCGTGATCGCGTCACTGACCCCAGCAGAACCGACCTGCACCGCCGCGAAACCCTGCCCCAGGGACGCGAACACGCCACCGGCGGCCAGGGCAGCCACCGACGCCTGCCCGACCGCCCCAGCGACCGCCAGCGCGCCCGCAGCGACACCAGCGAGCGACGGCCCGATAGGCACGAGCGCGCCCACCAGACCAGACGCCACGGAGCCGATGCGCGCGATCGCGGAGCCCTGCTGCGTCAGGGCCTGCCCCAGCGTCGACGACGCGCCCCGGTCGAACCCGTTGCCGAAGTCGCGCCCCAGCCGGTCACCGGCGCTGCCCGTGTCGACGCTGCGTAGCTGCCGGGTGATCGCCCGGTCGAAGTCGACGTCGGCGTCACCACTGATGTCCAGCAGCACCGGAACCCGGATGGCCACGGCTACACCTCACCCTCGTTGAACGACTCTCCGTTGCCGAACTCCGCTGCCATGACGTTCGGATCCCACGCCGTCCCAGCCGTGTCGCCCCGATACCCCTTCGGCGGAAGCTCGAACATGCCGCGCGTCTTCATCTGTTCGGCCTCGTCCTTCCCTTCCAGCAGCCAGAAAAAGATCAGGTCACACAGCTCGCGGCCGTCTAGTTCTCCGAGTCGAATTCCGGACGCGACGGCGCGGCCGTTGACGGCTTCTTCCACGGCTGCCGCGATGCACCGTTGGAAGATGTAGTAGGGCGGCCCGTGTTCGCCTTCTGAAGCTGCACGAACAGCCACTGCATGTGCTCGTCGTCGAGGATGTCGTCATCGTCGTCCATGCGTTCGACGATGTGCGCCCACGCGTCGGGACCGAACCCGCGCGACATCCAATCCGTCTGGGCGCGGCCCGATTCCTTCACCGCCTGCACGTCGTTCAGGTTCGGCAGGGTGCGCTGCATCTTCAGCAGCCGGCCCATGCGCGGGTAGGCGAACTCGTACGGGCCTTCGCCGTCGGGCTCGCCGTTCGGGCCGGGCAACCAGACCTCTTCCGTGGCGCCTTCCAGCCCTTCCATGCCCTGCATGCGTGCGTTTGCATCAACCTTGATCGCCATGTTCCCTGCCTCCTGTGATCATCTGACGGTGATATCGAACTCGACGTCGGACGCCCCGACACGGGACATCTCCGCTTCCATCAGGGGCCGCAGCCCCCGATAGTTCCGCACCCACTTCACCGGATGCCGGGCACCGGGCCACCACATGAACCGCTTGCCCCACCGCGAGAACCCCTGCGCGTCACGGCGCGCGGGGATGATCCCCGGGTTGCCGTGCTCGGACAGGATCGTTCCTTGCCCAGCGCCGACCTCGACGCTCATAGTGTTCGCGGCCTCGACGCCGGCCGGGTGGTCCTGTATCCGACGCCGGACACGCCGAATCGTCGCCTCGCCTACCTGGCGGGCGACCTCTTCGCGGATCTGGCGTCGGACGTCAGCGACGCCCGTGATTGGTCCGTTACGCCGTACGTTCGCCCGGATCGGCACTGGTGACCATGTCCTCGGTCACCGGCTCATCTTCCGGTGTTGCCGGTCGTCCACCATCCACCGAATGATCGGGGAAGGCAGGCCGGGACATGCGGTCAAGTGCCAGCTCCGCGACAGCAGCGCGGATCTCGTTGCGGCCCATCTCTTCTGTGACGGTGACACCGCGGCCGCCCGCGTACTTCGCCCAGACGTCACGGGACGCGTTCCCCTTCGGTGTCTCGATGGCCGGCGCGTCGACGGGCAGCGCCGTCGGGTCGTCGTCGACGGGCGAGTGCGCCGGGCCGCCAGGCAGCTCGCCCGTCCGCATCGTCTCCGCGATCTGCCCTGGCGTCTGCGAGAGCACGTGCACCGGCGGTGCAAGCTCCGGCGCCTCCGGCGTCACGATGGTCACGGCGCTCGCGGGACGGCGGCCGTGCACACCGGCCGGCGGCGCGCTCTGCTGTGGTGCGGCCGTCGCGCGGTTACGCGCGATCATCGCCAGGCCGACGCGGCGCGGCACCGAACGGACGCTGCCGTCCGGCGTACGGACGGCCATGCGGTCAGCAGCAGACATCGAACCTCCCTGTGATCGTCCAGAACCCGCCACCACAACCGCCCCCAACGATGGGGGTCCAAGTCGTGACGACGATAGCAGCGTCCCTCAGACGCTGAACCTTCGGCGCGCAACACCGGATCGCGCGGAAGATCCCGTCAGCGTCGACGGCCTGCCGCGCGGCATCCGCCTGCACCTGGTCAACGGTCGGGAACTGCATCTCGTCGGTGGGCTTCACCATGCAGCGCACCGCGCCCACCTGCGCCGTCCACACGAACGCGTCACAGCCCACCGTGCCCGTGTTCGATGGGTGCGGCGCGATGCCCTGGATAGCGGCGTAGAGCTGCCCGTCAGCGCCTTCGCCGCAGTCGTCGACCTCGCACGAGTCGAACGGCACTTCAGGCCCGGGGTACACCGCGACCCGGCAGAACGGGTCCAACACGCAGTCGGCCCCGGGGAAGTCGCTGGCCTCCGAGTCGTCGTGCGTCATGATCTCCAGCAGATCCGACAGCAGTTCGATGACGCCGACCACCGGTGCCGCGCTCACGGTGAACCCACCGACCCCATGCAGTCGTTACCCGGGCGCGGCCACGTCAGCACCGTCTGCTGCACCAGCTCCGGGCTGATGATGGACGGCGTCGCGGCGCCTGCGAAGCGGGCCTGTTCGATCCACGCGTCGATCTCCCAGATGCCGGTGCGCAGGTTCACCAGGTTCTCGAACCGGTCGTTGAACCCGATGGTCACCCCCTGCCGGGTGATGGTCTGAATCCGGCGCGGCAGCCGGCAGTCGTCCTTGCGTAGGCACGCTTTGAGGAACTCGCACATCAGCGTGCCGGTGATCAGCTCGACACCCGCCGGCGGGCACTTCCCTTCCAGCACTGTGATGGACCACGTGCCGGGGCCGTCGATCTTCCCCAGCTCTTGGCAGATCGGCCACCGGCCGCCGTCGGTGCGCACGACGCGCGCGCCGTCGTACACCGCGACCATCCCGCACGGGTCGTAGTCGACGCCGTCGAGGCGCACGTTGAGCACCTGCGACACACCGGGCAGGTAGACCTCAGAGACCTCCGTGCACTGGCAGCCGCGCTTGCATTTTCCGCAGGACACGTTCACCCAATCGAGGCTGTTCGCGAGCCGGTACGGGCGCGTCACACCGGTACCCGCATACCCGCCGCAGCAGTTCGCGACCGGGGCGCAGTTCTCGCGGCATGGCCGGTAGGTCCGCGGGCACCCGCCGTAGATCTTCCCCGTGGCGGTGTAGAGGTAGTTCGCGGCCCACTGCTCCGCCATGATCCGCAGGCCCGGGTTCAGGCTCTCGAAGTCCAGGTTGCAGCACTCGTCACAGATGAACGGGGCCGGCCAGCACGCTTCACCGCACGACACGAACCGATCACCGGGCGACTCACCCGGGGACTCGTCGGCCAGCACTTCAAAGGCCGTCGAGAACGCCGTTGAGAACTCCGCCATCAGACCACGCCACCACTCGCGTTGACCCACGCGGCGCCGTTCCACCAGACCGGGATTCCTAGCGTCGTGTCGAAGTACGCGAACCCGGTGGGACGGACCGTTACGCGCTGCGCCGTCGTCCCCACGGCGCCCAGGGTGCGGATCGGACGCACCAGCAGCGCACCCTGGCTGACGTGCGAGTCGAGCACTGTTCCGGCCGTTGATGCCGACGGCGTCGCCGTCAGGACACCGGCGGCGCTGGAGTACACCGTTGTCCCAGCCACGAACGCTGACGTGTTCAGGTCCCGCACCAGACCGATCACCGTTACGTTCCCGTTCGAGTTGTTCGGGATGTCCTCCGTGGTCACTGCCCGGATGTTGCCCTGTCCGTCGTCAAGAGCGATCGTCGGCTGGTTCCCGACGTTCCCTGTGAGGCGCACCGGCCGCCCGTTCAGGATCGTCGCACCAGAGTTGTTCCGGACGTTGATCCGTGATTCGTAGCCCACCTGAATCGCGCTCGTCGCGCTGGTGTCGATGTCCAGCGTTCCCTCTTCGGCGTTCCAGTGCACCACCCCGGGTGCAGGGGACGGGGCAGCCGCCCCCGTGTCGAACGTCAGGGCCTCGATCGGATCGCTGCCGTCAGTGCGCCCCCACAGCGCCGTCACGGCGGCGCGTACGTCGTCAGCGTCGATCGCGCCCGTGTCGTTGTCGGGCAGCAGTGCAAGGATCTCCGCGAGCGTCGCCATGGTCTACGTCCTTCCGGTGCAGTTCGTCAGGTCACGGAATGACCCGCGAGCGCCGATGGTCCGTCTCTCGGCGCTCGCGGGTCATGATGGGTGTCAGGCCGGCACGAGGCACGGGTCAACGGGCGACTCCAGCGAGAGCCCGACATACCCGTACTCCGCCGTCGGCGGCAGGCAGTCCTGGCACGTCGCGATGTAGCTGGGCGGTGGAACGTCGGTGGCCATCTTCCGCATGATCGACCCCTGACGCATCGGGTCAACCAGGCGGCCGTCGACGCTCTGCTGAACGTCGTTGTACGGTCCACGGCCCCAGCCGTGGTTGCCCTTCGCGAACCCCGCCAGGGTGATCGACCAGATGGTGTCCGACCCACCCCACTCGATCTCGCCGTCGAGCTGCCAGTTTTCGATGCACGGGAACAGTGCGTACCCGTACCGGGCGCCGGCGCCGCAGTCGATGCCGGCCACACCGGTCCACATCTCCAGCGCCACCTGATTCGTGTTGATGCCGTCCATGACATCGATACCGACGGCGTTGCACGCCTGGTCCATGACGATCGGCCAGCCCGTCAGCTTGCTGATGAACCACGGGTCAACCTGGCACAGCGTGATCGACACGTTGAAGCCCTGAAGCACCGACGGGTCGCGCTCGCTGATGCAGATGTCGCCGTTCGCCTTCCGTTCCAGGATCTCTTCACCCTCGTCGACCTGCGCTTCCGCGCTGACCAGGGTGAACGAGTCCGTCACGGCGATACTGCACGGCAGCCCAGCCGGAGATCCGGGCGAGCCCGGGGAGTCCTCCGGCGGGGGAGGCGTGCAGCAGTCATCGAGTTCGGTGACACGCAGAGACTGAGCCCTGAAGGGCTTGAAACAGGTCTGAGGCATCCTCTACTTCCTTTCTGTGCGCGTCACGGGGACGGGATGGGTTCGGGGCCAGGCGACTCGTCGGCCACGTTGCTCCGCGACGTGCACGCCGCGGCGATGCTCGACCCGACGGCGAACGTGGCGCACGGCGTGAACGCCGCCAGTGCGACGCGCTCGTCACGCGCCGTCGCGGTGTTGTTCGCCCGGTTGACGTCTCCGAGCATCCCTGTGGCACCTACGCCGGCCCAGATGGCTGACGTGCCGTAGATCCACAGTTCGTCGCCGGCGACAGGGCCACCGGTCGTGTTCCAGGGCACGCACGGGTCACCGGGCGAGTCATCCGCCGGCGATCCGACCGGCGGCCGGCCATCGAACCCGCCGTCGACGATCACCCGCGTGCCCGTGATGGTGAACAGGTTCCCGCCCTCGCGCACGAGGAACGGCCACATCTCCAACGCGAGCTGCGGCCCCACGAGGATGACGCCTCGTCGGCCCGCCGTGGTGTCTGCCAGGGCCTGTTCGAGGCAGCCCACGGCGGCAATGATGTCGTCGAACCCGGTGCCGAGATCGATGGCATGGGTCTGCAACGACGGGTTCGACAGGTCACCCTGTGCTCGCGGGTTCGCGTCACGGCGAGCGGCCTCACCGGTCAGCAGCTCCCGCGCGAGCGCGTAGCCGGCCGTCGCGTCGAGTCCATCCCGTGCGACGGCCTGCACGTCGATCCCGCCGAACGTCGAGCACTCGACGGCCTGAATCAGCGCAACGGGCCGGAACGTCTCCGTGCCGGCGCGCTGCGCGTCCTTCAGCCCCGGGATGTCGCAGGGCGGGCACTCGCCCATGACAGTCGGTGTGAGGCACGACGTGTCGTTGAACGAGATACCGCGCTCCCAGCCCTGCGGCAGCGGGCAGGATCCGGAGAGGAACCCGCCCGCTGACGCAGGGGCGCACCGGTCAAGCTCGACCGGGATGGGGATTGGCATTGCTCACCACCCTTCAGCGGTATGGGTGGTGGATCAGACCAGTTCGAGCGCGGGGCTGTCGCTGGTGCACTGCGTGTTGCCGCAGCCGCACCCGGAGGCAACCGGGATCTCGAAGTAGTACGCGCTGCACCCGCGGAAGCACGTCTTCTCGAACGACTCCGCGAACGCCTGGCGGTCGTTCGTGGCGTTCAGCATCGAGTCGTGGATGTCGGTGCCCAGGTCGAGCGTGCCGCCGTCGAGGAACACGAACGCGTCTTCGGGCTGGATGTAGACGCCGGCGTCGGCCGGGATCTCGCCGGGCAGCAGAATGCGGTGCTGCTCACCGTCGAACGTGCCGTCGAACGTCCACACCGGGGTGACGCCGACATCGTTGAGCCACGCGTTGATGGTGGCGTCCGCGAGCTGAAGCGACCCGACGTTGTTGGCCACGCCCAGGTTCGTGATCACCTGGTTGCGCAGGTAGTCACGGATGTACGCGTCCGCGATGACCCGGTACCGGCGGGTCATGTTGCGCTGCGCGGAACGGTCGGCGGCAACGATGCTGTTGATGCCGGTGAGGAACGACGCGAGCG